GCGAGTGCCGGAAGAGATAAGGGTGGATCGGCTTCTCGACGCCCGCGCGCTTCGCGGCACGGCGGATAATCTTTCGCATGGCCCCGCGCGTAATCCGTGCCGGGGGTCCGCGCATCCGCAGGAATGTGGGGGAATCCCCCGAAGCGTCACCGGGATAGTCTGCCCGCCACGCGGCGAGGTACTGCGAGGACATTATGAGTCGGATGTGCCGGCGCTTCCCAGTCTTGCCATCGGTGGTGAGCTTCGCACCGTAGCGGTCGAACTCTATCTGCTTCCAGTTCATCTTGATTATCTCAATCGGCCGGAGCGCGCCCTCATAAACCACAGAGACAATTAGTGCTGTAGTCTCTCAAAAATAGGATCGTCGGGCGGGGCCAGCAGGATCACCGCGACCCGCTTCCCCGCCCACGACTTCGGCACATAGATCCGGGCAGTCGTCCCGGTCGCCGTTGCCGTCTTGGTCACCTGACTATACCCCGCGACCCGATACTCGATCGGCGCGGTTAGATCGTTGCCTGTAGTCTCTACCAGAGGAGTCCTCCAGCGCGATCCTGTCGTGGATCAGCTCATGCAGCCGAAGCAGCCCCTTCCAATCTATGTTGAGCCGCCCCCCGGATCCGTCCGGGTACGTCTGCTGGATGCGGTATAGGGCCTGCTCCGGCGGGGCGTCGGGCGCGCCCGCCTTGATGATCTCAAACATTTCGTCCATTGTCCTTCACTCCATCACAGTCGCGCCTCACGGATCTATCCGCACAATCTTAACCCGCTTCCCCTCCCACGACTTCGGAACCCAGACCCGGGCCGTCGTCCCCGAGGGCTTGGCGACCTTTTCTACGACTTCATAGCCCTGGATCTCGTAGACGTCCGGCTCCGGGATCGCGTCCCGGAGATCCTGCCGGTAGTCGAGGAGGTAGGCCCGGACCGCCTCCCGCCCCGCGACAAACACCACATTCTCCGCTGCGGCCTCGTCTACAATCGTATCGGCGAGCTCCTCGATCGCAGCGTCCGTAGTCTCGGGGCCGACCTCATCGACGCCCCCAGAGAGCCAGTCCTCGACCGGCCACAGGCCGCCGTCGTGCAGCGGCGGTTCGGCGTCGCACGACATCCAGCGGTCGAACTCCTCTTTCTCGCACTCGTGCCCGGGGAACCGGCCGAACTGATCGACGTCCGCCCAGACGGTCCGGTACGCCTCCAGGAGCGGCAGGGCGCGGAGGAGCGCCTCGGTCTCGACCCACTCGCGGAGCTGTGTCGCGTCCACGAGCGGCGGGAGCGGGTAGGCATCCCCCATCCCGCGCCAGCGATACTCGGATCGCGCATTGTCGTCGTGCGCCCGGGTCTCGGCGCTGATGACCGCGTCCGCCCAATCGATGACGAGGTTGATCTGCCGGGGCTGCCCGTCGCCGTCGGGCTCCAAGAGCGCCACGGGGCAGTCGTAGTCGAGGGAGAGGGCGAAGGTAGTCATTCTCCCTCGCCTCCGATTAGTGCGGCGATCTCGCTCACCAGGCTGCGCAGTTCCGCCGTCATCGGGGATGATGCGGGGACCCGGTAGCCGATCGCTCCTGCCCCTCCGGTCCGGACATTGTTGTAGCCCCAGTTATCTCCATCCATGCCGTTGTTTTGGATGTACCAGAGATACTCCGGGCCGACAACGAACCAATCCCCGCCCCCGTAGATGTCCTGGCCCTTGGCCGGGCTGTCGGTGGATGTGGCCATCTCAGTTCCCTCCCTCAGTCCCACCATCTCCTATAGCGCCGCGTCTATCGGGTGGTCCAGCCGCGCGGAGGAGTGCGCCTCCGCGTCCGGCGAGCTGGTGCTGCAGATGGGGCAGGCGATCCAGGTCGTTTCCTCGTCCTCGTCGACGATCTCGAGGACGCGACCGCAGAGGGCGCACCGGAGATCGTCAGCCTGTCGGAGGTCGGCGATCTGCCGGGGGGATACCCCTGAGCGGAGGAGAGACTCGGCGAGATCGCTCTCCCCTGGGGTTGGCTCCCGAACTACCCGACGGGCTTGGTCGATGGCCTGGTCGATGGCCTCGAAGGCCGCCGACCAATCCTGGATGTGCACCCAGTACGCGCCATTCTGCCCACGGAATCTAATCCCTGCGTTTTTAAACGCTGTTTCGGTTTTCTTGGGGGGCATCACGACGTCAAGCGCCAGCAGGGTCAGATGAAATTGCCTGTACACTTCGCCGTCTATAGTTCTCACCTGCGGGGTGAGCTCATCTCCATCGTATCGAGCCATGTTTCGTTCCTCTCCTATGACCTCTCCAACGCGCGGAGTTTCTCCTCGATCTCCGCGAGTTCGTTCTCAATCTCTGCTTTCCTGGCCAGGAGGGCGGCACGCTCGTCGCTCCCCCCGACCGCTGCGAACGCGCGCTCGACGACCGGCCAGAGCCGGACCGCCCAATCCCCGCCGCGCCCCTCCTCGACGATCGTGTCGTCGTTGAGGGCGATCACCGTCCCGTCCTCGCGGAGGGCGAATACTGTATAGACATTCCTCTGATTTTTCCGGCTGCCCCCTTTGCTGCAGTCCAGGTAGACGCCCGGGCTCATCCACTGCAGGCCGGATTTTAGAAACTCCCCCACCAGGGAGTATCCGTTTGTCTTGCTCTTGTCGAGTCGCTCGACAGACTTGATCCATCCCCCGTTGTACCGGGTGTATTTTTTGACGTGCTCCCCGGCGATCTCATTCGGGTTCAGAAGGTAGGCTCCATTCTCGTTTCGCTCCATCTATGTTTCACCTCTTACAATATATCTATTAGCGCTACTAATATATAATACTATCGTTAGAGATCGCGAGACGGCCCCGGCATGATTCGAAAGGAGAGAAAATCCCCACAATGGTGGGGTACAGAGGAACCAGACTGCACGTTCATTGTACAATGTCGGTTCATCCCCGGCGGCCGGGGAACCTTAGTTATAGTGTTTCAATCCACGCCCCGGAGGGCGACACGCGACCGGAGGTCGCTGAGAGTGAGGTTACTCTTAGAGGAGATATATATTGCGGTTTATCTCTTGAGCCCGACAACGCAGACCTAACACTACAGGGTATTCAGGGCACGAAGGATCGTAACTTTCCCATGAGAGAGAGATCTTAAAAAGTTACGATACTAGATACCCTATATGCCCTCACCGGATCAGAGGTGCGCTTTCCGGGCGTCGAACGACCCGATCACGGTAAACGTCCCCTCGACGGCACGCCGGGGCAACCATATCCCGTCGCCGTCCAGCCACTCATACGTGCCGTTGTCGTGCTGCATCACCACGAGCAGGTGATAGACGTCGACCTCCTGGTCGTATTTGTCGACCATCCAGAACCCGAGATCCGCGTCGGCGGCGTAGGTCGGCTCCAGTAGGTCGCAGGGGTGATATTTGTTCTGCGGCAGGCTCACGAGCACTGCGAGCGCCACGATGAGCAGCACGACCCCGATCACCGCGCCGATGCGCGCCGGGGTCCAGAAAGAGGTTTTGGTATCAGTCATGTGAGAGAATAGGGGGAGGGGGTATTTATGGGTGATTACGATGACTGCATCGGAGAGTGGGAGGCGGGAGTTATGCATACGATCGTATACATACCTGCTCATACTCTACCACGGTACACTCGGCTGACGTATCTGGTATACTACGCGGAGGGAAAAGACCTTTACGTTACGGATTTTACTATTACCATTGGGATTACCGCTTTTGAACCAAACCTCTACGACCTCGCCGGGACTAACCGGCACGTTAATCCATTTAGTGTGATAGGTGTAGTGAATCCAATCGCTCGTCAATGTAGCTCGTGAAACCCCTCCCACCCGGAAATCGACCTGACATGGCGTGGAATCTCCTCCCCATGCAGATAGGTCGCATTGAACGGTGATGCCTGACCCTTCGGCGGCAATGAATCCCGAAGAGGGTATAGGGGGAAATGTCTTAGCCAGAACGAATGCTGTTGAACCGGTTGCGTATTCGGTCAAGTCCTGATATACCTGATTTGCTGCACTCCGAGACTCGTCGGGAAGGTGTAAGAATTTCACATCTGTTAATAGTGGGACCAACACCGCTCCGGTGATTGCTCCCACGTTCGTAATATTCTTGCCATTCCAATCCTTGTTCGCATCAATCGCGATCTGCGAGATCCCAAATCCCCCGATCTTTGCCGCGAGTTCTGAGTCCACATATCCCTTCCGCGCCGCGTCCGTACTCCCGGACGGAGCAGGGAGCCCCGTGAGCGCCTTGCCCTGCATATCCACCGCGCCGACCACCTCCAACTGCGAGGACGGCACATAGACCGGCGCAGCTACCCCGCAGAGCGAGGAATTCCCGCGCTCGTCGGTGATCTTCGCGGACAGGATCGACGTCGCCCCCGCCTCGACCCGCACCTGCGCGAGCGAGAGTTCCCAGGTCTCCGCGGTCCGGGTCAGGGCCGGTGCAGCGGGGGTCGGGGCAGCGGTCCCG